GCTTTGGATCTCTTGTCGATGGAGAAGTCGGCAGGTTATCCGTATTACTATAATTCTATCAATAAGGGTGATGCCTTGAAGAAGTTTGGTGATCAGATACGTTGCGAAGTGGATAAGGTCTTAGGTGGTAAGCGTATGTGGCTTCCGTTTACCTTGACGTTGAAGGACGAGTTGAGACCGGCTGAGAAAGTCAAAGCTAACAAAACTCGTGGATTTAATGCTTCTGGCATAGTTCACTTGATTGCTAGTAAGATGCTGTTCTCTCGACAGAATGAGAAACTTGTAGAGAATATTGGAAAACATCCTGTGACCTTGGGAGTTACAGTGCCAGGCCCCCAATTTGTCAGGATCGTACTTCGCCTTCGTGGAAATGCGTACGATGCTGATGGAGATGGGTGTGACCAGCGCTTTAACTTGGGGATTGCTCGTGTTATTCGTGATGTTCGCAAGTCTTTTCTGCCAGAGCGATATCATGCAGCTGTAGACCATTTATACAATTGTGTGTACTGTGGAACAACTATCTCGCAAGGGGTGGTGTACCGCATGTTGCACAACAAGAGTGGGTGGGAATGTACTGGGCATGACAATTCGAAGTATTTTTGGCTTGCTCTGTGGGATTGTGTAGAAACACTCACAGGCCGTGATTTTGATGACGTCTGTTGCTTGGATGTGAATGGTGACGATCTAGCGTTCTCAATTGATGACACCAGCGTTGGAGTGGTTCAGGTTGCAAAATACTTGGAACAATTCAACGTGTTGATCTCATATGATGTGTCCTTTGCGCGTGAGCCCAAGGACTTGACGTTCCTCAGTCACCACCTCCGCTACCGAGAATGGCGAGGAATGAACATGCTTATTGCTGCTGGCAACCGTCCAAAGTTGTTGAGTAGTCTTGAGTGGGTTCAGAAATCGACTTCAATGTCGTTCGAAGCTTGTTGCTTGGTTCACTTGTTGGGTATTCGGATTTGCTTGTGGGCGTGGCCATTGGATTTTTATGATGTAGAGGATCTGATTGACGACTTTCTCTTAGAACTTAAGAGGGTCAAAAAGATGATCCCGCTCGATTGTGAAGAACTGATGGCGGCTCGAATTTCCGAAGAGCAGATTGCATCGTTGCATCTGAAATTAGAGACAGGTTTAGTTTTTTGTCCTGTTTCCGTTGAATATGGGGTCGAAGATCTAGGTAAGATAGTGCGCCACCTCATAAAGACGTTTTCGGGCAATGATCCCAGTGAACAAAATCAAGAAACCAAGCGCTGCTGAGCGTAAGGCTCAGTCAGCACGTGACAAGGCCGCAGCTGCGGCGGGTTCGGGTGGTGGGAAGAAGATGCAGAAGACTGCTAAGCTTCCGAGAAATCCTGAATCTGGGATGGCGAATGTGTTTCCTCAGAGCCGAACCTCACAGAAGGTGTCGAAAAACATGGATTACGTTGAGTTCGATGAGTACATTCAGGACGTGAATGGCTCTGTCGGATTTGCTGCGACCTTGTTCTCTGTCAATCCTGGATTGGCAGCGACATTCCCTCTTGGCTCTAAGGAGGCGATCTTATGGACGGAGTGGAAAATGGAGCGTTGTCACTTCTATTACAAGCCTGAAGTTTCTGCGTTTGCGTCGCAAGGCACAACGGGAAAGGTCATTCTTGCAATGGATTATAACGCTGCAAATCCTGCTCCGACCACAAAACAACAGGTTGAGATCATGGATCATGTGGATGCAATGCCATATGCTGGTGATACCAAGCCTCTTGTGTTGGCGCTTGATGCTGGTCAAGTCAATCGCGCTGATTCTAAGTACATTCGCTCAAGTGCTGTCCCTGCGGGTGGGGACATCAAGACCTATGACGGTGGCAACTTTTGGTTCTGTACCTATGGCCAACCTGGTGCAACTGTGATTGGCGAGATACGTGTCCGCTATCGCTTTTGTGTTCGGAAGCCAACATTGCTTAATGGTGCTGCCGCCCAATCCGCAAAAATTACGACGTTGATTACTCAACATGCTTCAACGTCATTCACGTCTGCCACGCCCAAGGCGATTGTTTGGGACACTTCTCAGGTTGATGCCCTCGGATGGGGTGTGGGTGCTGTAGGCGTCTTCACACCACCTGCTGGTGTTTATCTGGTTCGTGTACAAGGCAGTTTCTACGATACTGCAACGGAATTGCTCACTGTGATTCTGGAGATCATGAAGAATGGTGTTTCACTTCCTGTGAAGTGCCTTTCCCACGTGACTCAGACTCTTAGTTCTGGTGATGCTGAGTCTCAATCTGTTTTTGCTGTTGTTGCGTGCAACGGTACTGACACGGTTCAGGCTACGGTTACCATGACCGGTGCTGCAGGTACGCTGACTTGTCTCGCAGATGCTGCGCAGATTTGTGTGACGCCGGCATGAGTGCTGCGTCGAAAATTAAATCTTGGATGTTGAATGATTGGAAAATGATTCCTCTAACGTTACTACCCA